ATCCCGATGGTGAAGGCCTATAGCCAGTGGCTAAAAGCCCGCCAGAGCGTATCGAAGCGTTCAGGCACCGCCGCGAAGCAGAAAGAAATCACCAGCCTGTCCCAGGCGGCAGCGAGTGTGATTGACGCCGACCCGCAGGTGGATACGGTAGAGGTCACTGGCCTGGACCTGGTAGGTGGCCTCTCACCGATCAAAGCGCCAAAAGCCGATGATGGTGACATCGACCATGTGTATGTGCCAGGCGGCGGCGCTGAGCAGTGGCGTGGCATGGCCATGGCGGCGATGCGCCGGGTCGGCTTCAACGCCGACGACCCGGCCCAGGTCAACGCCATGATAAAGCAGATCCAGTCAGAATCCGGCGGCGACCCGAACATTGCCCAGCAGATCGTGGACGTGAATGGGTCCGGGGAATCGGCGGGGGTTGGTTTGCTGCAGATCATTCCGGCAACCTATGCCGCCCACCGGGACCCCGAGCTACCGGACGACCGCAGGAATCCGTTCTCGAATATGGTGGCGGCCTTGCGTTACTACCGCAGCCGGTACGGTTTCGATTTGACCACGATGTGGGGGCAAGGCCACGGCTATGCAGGTGGTGGCCTGGTGGAAGGCCCTGGTGGCCCCACTGATGATCTCATCCCCGCATGGATTTCCAATGGTGAATTTGTGGTGCGTGAGGCGGCAACTAGGCATGCCAGGCCGCTGCTGGAAATGCTCAACGCCGATCCGCAGCACGCTAGGGCTATCACCCAAGCCGTCACGGGCACCCCACCGAACCCACCTGAGGAACCATCTGCGCCGGTGGAAGTGCACTATCACATTGAAACAAACAACGTGGAGGAAGGCCTTCGCCGGTCAGAGATGCACGCCCGGCAACAGGTCATGGCCATGAACGGCGCATAGCCGGTACACCGTTGGAAGGAGTTGGTTGGTTGTGTTGGATATTGGAACCCCCGCCCGCATCGACATCACGGATATCCACGGTCGCACGTGGACTGTTTCCGGTGCGGGTGTGGGTGCGGAAGGCGTCGAGCTAGCCGAGGACCCCCAGGGCCTGTTTGATGAGGCGCCGATCTCGGGAATCTGGCAGCAGTCGGCGTTCCAGGAGGGGTCCACCTACCTGGGCCACACTATCGAACCCATCGACCTCGTACTGGGTTTTGATATCTACGGTGATACCGGCGACTGGGAAACCATCGAATCACGATTTTATTCGGGCTTCGCCCCGGACACTCCCGCCACCATCATGGTCACCACCAACAGTGAGTGCCGCACCCTAGACGTCGTCAAGCTCAAGGAGAGCAAAACACAGTCGAAGAAAGACCCCAGGTTTCTCCACCACTCCAAACTCATCCTGAACCTGCGCGCCCCGTTCCCATTCTGGAAAGGGGACACGCACGTGGCCGCGTTCAAGGCCACCCCGGGCAGCACCAGCGGCACACTGGCGGTGCATAACCCCACCGATCGGCCTCTATGGTTGCAGTGGGCGATGACCGCACCCGGCCAGTGGACTATCCCCGATTATGATTTCGCAGACCCCACTGGCCGCGATGGGCGCCGCACCATCACCACCCCACAACTCCGCCCCGGGGAAGACCTCACGATCGACACCTACCCACGCCACGAACGCTACGTAGCCGCCAACGGCTCCAACATCGCAGGCCGGTTTGCCGGTGTGGATTTCCTCTACCCACTCCCACCCCACACACCACCCACCGTAGTGCCGGTCAGTGCCGCATTAACCGGGGGCACGGAGTCATCTATCCAATGCCGCATGGTCGAATACTGGACCAGGCCCTGGGGCGGAAGGAGACTCTAATGACCACCACTCCGCACCTCATGCCAGGCACCCAAAACCTCGACCAAACCACCCTAGACCGGCTAGAAGCCGTGTGGCGGAAAGGCCAAACCCTCAGGCGGGGCCGCATCCTAGCCCGCCGCACCCCACCCCTCATTCGGCTGTGGGACGGTGACTGGAACCTCAAAGGCCGCCTGGTAGACGCCATCCACGCAAAATTCCAGTGGAAACTCAACGACACCGGGGCCGGTACCATCACCATCCCGATAGACCACTGGCTCGCCACCTGGGCCCTCGACCACCATAGTCGCCCCACAAAAAACATCCACATCACCATGGACAAAGACGGGGCCAGGTGGTCCGGCCGCCTGAAATCCACCCGCCTAGTAAAAGAACGCACAGGCCAAAGATACCTGGAGCTGAATTTCCTCCACGACTACGAAGAGCTGAAACACGTTTATGTGTGGCCGAACCCGCTCACCCCGGCAGCGGTCCAGTTTCCCCGCACGTTTATGTTGCTTGGCCCCTCCCGGTGGGCACTCAAAACCGCCCTCATGCTCAATATCTGGCGCTTGGAGGGTTCCGTGTGGGCGCTCCCCGACGACCCGCTCGACCTCACCGAATGGACCGACACATTCAACCCCCGCACTTGGGCAATCCAAGTCGCGCCGGGGCGGATCGGTGGTGATACCACCCCGTGGACCATTATCTCGTCGCGGATGAAAACGTGGCACGACATGGCGGCCAGTCCGTTGCGGCAGGCCCAGCTGATGGTGGAATGCCGCAGGTACCTGACAGGGGATCCGCTCCCGTGGCCGGGCGCGAAGATCCGGCACGGGTGCCTGGTTGTCGACATCGTGGATAAGTCCTCGTGGTTCGATCCTGAAGGCACATCCCTGTGGGGCACTATCCGGGCAGGCTTCCTCCGCACCACCCAACAACTGGTTGGCCATAACGTGGACACCGACCACACAGTGATCGCCAACCCAAATATCCCGGTGAAGTATTCTGCCCCGAATTGGCTCGGCACCATCCCCCAATGCCCATATGTGCTGTACCGGGATGCCCCACTGACCGGCATAGAGGCCGCGGATTTCACCTGGGAACCCGCCACCGCGGTGCAAATCCTCACCGGCGGCCACTCCACCTACGGTGTCAACGAAGCCCTATCTTCTCTGGTAACACTGGTTGGTAATTATTTGGGCATGTTTATCGCCACACCGACCATCGGCGTTATCGCAGACACTCTCCTTAAACCCTTCTACGAAGACACCCTTCTGGCCTGGATGTCGCTAAAATCACTCCAGCGCAGCCGCACCTTAGGCTGGTCAAAATACTGGGAACACTTCGCCGACGGAGCGGACCGCGGCTACACGCTTTCCGCTCTGGCCGCGCTCCGGGAGGGTTTTTGGGACACCCGTGAAAAAACCTCCCACAAACTCACCCTGGGGGATGGCGCCCCATGGTTTATTGGTGACCGTGGCCAGGGCCATTTCTTCCTGGGTGATCGGATCGGCGCCACCATTAAAGGCCTCCCCGGCGACCAAGTGGTTGTCGAGCAGGTCACTGAAATCACCTACGAGCTAGACCGCGATACCCGCGGTTGGGCGTGTGTCTGCGGTGACCCCCAGGCCCAGTACTCACCCCTGGAACAAATCCTCACCAGAGTGAAGTCATCTATGAGCAGTATCCATGATCTAGGAGTCATCTAATGCCTATCCCTCTCCAAGCTGCCTGCGACCCGGAGTCCCCTGAAGAACACGCCCTCTGGGCACTTATCGGCCTGGCCGGACCTGCAGCATCCGCCCCCCTCGTGGTCCCCACCAGTACGCTCCGGCAATGGTCTGCGCATCTCTACCGGTGCGGCTTCCGCCACCACCCAGAACTGCAGGAAATAAAATACGTGCCGCCCCGCGGCCCGCACGATTGGATCACCGCAGCCGGCGGCACATGGGTAGACATCAACCAGCCACTACCACCGGAAGTAACCACCCCGGATATCTCTCATCTTTCCATGGCGGAAAAACGTGCCCTGCTCAACCAGCTTACCGACGACCTCACACCCCCAGAACCCACTACACGGCAGGAGGCGACAGTAAACTATGACTGACCCAAAGGCCCTCATCGAAAGCGGCGACTACCCGCTAAAAACCACCGGGGACACGCTAGTAGGGGCCCAGGTCAAAACCATCACCCCCTACACCGAGCAAACCGTCAAAGACCGCGCCCGCCGCCAGGCACTCGAAGCCATGCCCTTCGGAAAGAAAGGGTTACCCGAGCTCATGGCCGACCTAGGAAAAACTGTACTTAGCGGCATCGCCGACATCTTCCGGGCTCTCGCCACCGGCGCCACGTTTGTCGTTAAGACCGGCTTGGAATTCATCGGCAGCCTACTCAACCGGGTCTTCGAAGCCGTGGGGAGCCTCATCAAACCGATGCAGAAAGAAATCAAGACCGGCCTCTCCGGCCAGCTTGCCCTCAACGACCGCATCGACCTGCTCGACGGCGCGCCGGGCTATGTGTGCGCTTATCAGACGGTGAATTTGAATAGTGCCTGGCAGGCAAATACGGCGCGGACTTTGCCTTTTAAGGGGCAGGTGGGGCCGGCAAAGAACGCGCATCTTGATACGGAAAACGGCATGATCGTGCTGGATGCCAAAGGCTTGTGGACGTTTAACGCTCGGTGCCACATCGGGAAAACTATCTATACCGGCTGGGGTTACTGTGATGTGAACCTGCTGGTGTACACGCCTGAGGGGCAGTTGTATCACGAGGTGGCTGCTACTTTTGAGACTCCGCAACAATATGCGCAATCGCTGGTGCTGGCGACGGAACCGGTGGTGGTTGACCGGCCTGGTTATAAGGCAAAGATCCAGATCTACATGGCGAACTGGCGAACGTGCTACGGCGGTACCCGTTATTCCAGCTTTTCCGCGATTCGTCACTCTCATGAGGTGGAGAACCTTGGTGAGCAGACTGTCCGAGACGAAGTATAAAACCGACAACAAGGAGGAAAAATATGCGAACATTAATCATTGACCTGCGTGATGTGGGTGGTAAACCCCACCCGGAAGACTACGTGCTCTTGCAAGCACCAGCGCTACGCGGGTCCGTTGAATCCACCGGGGCCGTCATCATGACCGCCCCGGTCCATGTTGATCTGACCGATGGTAAAGCTGAAGTTCAGGTGGAGCCGGGTCCGCTGTTGGTGCAGATCCGAACCCAATCCGTCCGCGACTCCGGCCCGCTTGAGGTCATCGTTCCTGAAGGCACTGGCCCCGTATCACTGCGTACCTGTATTGAGCGTAGCTTCCAATACCGGCCGGCGGTGGAGTCAGCAGTGGCGGCGGATGCTGACCGCGCCTATGCTGCCTTGCAGGGTGCCATCACTGCGGAGCGCGCGGCGGCCCAGTCCGCGAAGGCGGCAGCCACTGCTGCGGAAAATGCTAATGCTGCGCTGCGGCCGACGCCTCCCGCAAGTGCCACTGTGCAGGGCAAGATTCAGCTTGCCGGTGACCTGACCGGCACCGCCGCCGAGCCTAAAGTTATTACTGCGGGGGACGTGGATTTCAGTATCCATCATGATGCGCCGCGTGCCGCGTTTGTGAAGACTCGGGCGGATGGGCAGATCGCTATCACCACGCCCTCGATCGTTAAGCCGGCTCATGCAACCAACAAGGACTATGTGGACAAAGCCGATAACAAACTCCGGCTGGAGAAAGCCGATAAGGAGCACACGCACCAACTCCGTGATATTCAGGGGCTTCCGGCGGCAGCATCAACGTTCCTGACTCCTGGCCAGGCTTCCCTCATGATTCGTAGTGATACTGGTAATGCGGATATCGGTGATCCCGTCGCCGTCACCCATATTGCTAATAAGGGCTATGTTGATACCAAAATCAAGGAGGTAAATCGGCGCCTTGATGTACCGGAAGAAGATATGGTCCGTTGGGATGACGGCGGAATCGTTTTCACCCGGATTGGCGCCATGGTGTGGGCCGTTGTTGGAGCTGCCGCCGCTGGTGTGAAAGGCACCCTCCCGCCGAAATTCCGCCCCCCGCACCGGGATGTGGATTTCTTCCTCACCAGCCCAGAGAAACGCAGTGCCCCCGGTTGGTGCACCATCACGAAGGAAGGCGTGGTGAGCGTGAATTTCTCGGACCCGGCAGCAAAGACCGGGTATGGCATGGGTATGTATATCCGAGATTTCGCCATCGACTAACAAGCAAACCCGGCACTAACAAATGCGGAAACCCGCGGCCCTCCTAAAAATGTGAGGCCGCGGGTTTCCTAATGCAAAAATAATTTCGAAAGGAGACTCTTCATGTCGAAACCAGATAATAATCATACATCAGGCGGCGGCCAGCTCATCCCTATTACGAACATGGGGGAAGATGTGCAGGCGGTGTTGGGGCGTGACCTTCATGGTTTTCTGGAAGTGAAAACCCCCTATAAAGATTGGTGGCCGCGAATGGTTGCCTATGGTTTTGAGGAGGGTGTGGACTATGCGCTCAAAAATGAGCATTCGGCGTCACCTGCGGGAATGCCGTCTCGGCCGCGGTTGAATCATGTTGTGTCTTTGGACATGGCAAAGGAGATTGCCATGATCCAGCGCTCCGCGAAGGGTAGGCAAGCCCGCCGCTATTTCATCGAGGTGGAAAAGCGTGCCCGCATGGCGCCGGCGTTTGACCCGTCGCAGTTGACCCGATCCGAGATCCTTTTAATTGCGCTCAATGCTGAAGAGGAACGCCTGGCCCTAGAGGCTGCTAATAAGCAGCTCCAGCCGAAGGCGGATGCCTACGACTGTTTTATTGATTCCACCGGCTCCTACAGCATGGGCGCGGTGGCGAAAATGCTAGGTATCGGCCAGAACACGCTTTTCCGTGAGCTGCGGAACCGGGGCATCTTGATTACTAAAGGCGACATGCGGAACACCCCATACCAACACTACGCAAACTATTTCGAGGTGAAGGCCGGCGGCTATACCCGGTCAAACGGCACCCAGGTGGTAATGCACACGACTCGTGTCCGCCCCCGGGGGATTGATTTTATCCGTCGCACACTGGGCTTGCACGGTGCTCACCCCATGCTGCCTATGACTTTCCAATAAGGAGAAAAACATTGTTAACAGTTCTTGATTACAGTGCTGGCGTGCCGCCAGCTGCAGCGATTCGCGCCGCCGGCCATGATGGCGTGATCCGCTACATCAGTCCCCCCAGGGCCAGCTGGATGCTGGGCAAACCCATCCAGAAGGCTGAACTCGGCGACCTCCAGGCGCATGGCCTGGGGGTCGCTTTCGTATGGCAGTTCGGAAAAGAAGATGATTCCGATGTGATGCGTGGCTACCCTGGCGGCTTAGCCGACGCCCAGGCGGCCCAGCGGAAACTCGACGAGCTCGGGTGCCCCAACCATCCCGTGTTCTTCGCGGTGGACTTCCCTATCAGCCTTGACGAGTGGAACGGCGACGCATCCGAGTATTTCCGCGCCTGCTGCGAGACCCTAGGTCGTGAACGAGTCGGTATTTATGGCCACTCCAGGGTCATTGCTTGGGCTGCCGTGGACGAAGTCATCGCTGACCTAGGGGATGGAAAGTTCCTGGCGTGGCAGACTGCGGCCTGGAGCGGAGGCGTCCTATCCACGGAAGCGGTGCTCTATCAGCGCCCGGGTAGCGAGACCGTGGGCGGCGTTGACTGCGATATCAATTTTGTGTTTGCCGACTACTGGGGCCAACACCCAAATGGCACCGCATCACGCGCCCCCATTCCCTTACCTGAAACCTCAACCCAAGAAGAAGGAGGATCCATGGAAATCCGATATGATGCTGATTTCACCGCGGACATGCCCGGTGTCGGCTATCGCTCCCTCGATGCTATTCAGTCGATCTGCGTCCACACGGTGGAGTGCCCGCCAGAACGTGATGGCATTGCCGTCGCCCAATGGCAAACAAACCCCGCCAACGGCTCCAGCTATAACGTGCTTGCTGGCGCCGACGGCAACCTCATTTTGTGCAACACGGATGATTTCATGCCGTACGCAGCAGGCCCCACCGGCAACGCCCGCTGCC